ATCGCGCAGGCCGTGGCGAACGTGAACGCGATTCAGCATGTAGTCAGCCCATCTACCCCGGCACTCAAATAAGGAGCACAGACATGGCAGCCATGATATTGCCCGCAACAGAAGCCGCTATCGCCATCATGCAGGGCGGTATGCAAATGCAGCAACTTTACAGCCAGGGCGCGATTAGCCAGACAGCTCTGGACACCCTAATCGCCACGCTTGCCGGAGAGATTCCGCAGACTGTAGCGGCTTGGAACGCGGCGGGGACCACCAAGGCGGCTATCGCGGCGGATGGGCAACCTATTGCGCCTGTGGCCGTGCCGTAATGGTCCTATCCAGCTTCGCGCTCGCCCTGAAATTCACCCTCTTCGCCGAGGGTGGCTATTCTGACAATCCCGCTGACTCTGGCGGTCCTACCAACTACGGCATCACCCAGGGCACATGGGACGCTTACACGGCGGCGCAGGGACTCGCTCCGTCGCCCGTGGACCGGCTGCCTCTGAGCACCGCCAAGGCCATCTATCAGCACATGTACTGGGAAGCTGGGCATTGTCCTGATCTGCCAGAAAAGCTGGCTATTTGCCACTTCGACTGGTGCGTGAATCATGGGATAGGTGGCGCTTCTACCACGTTGCAGGCCGCGCTTGGCGTATTCCAGGATGGACAAATTGGGCCGATCACCTTGGCCGCTGCTGGCCGCTGTCAGGTATGGCCCACGGTCGTCAAGTACCTGGCCTTGCGCGAGGACTGGTATCATCAGGACGTGCTTAGCAATCCGTCGCAATCCGTATTTCTGGATGGATGGACGAATCGCGTGGATAATTTGCGGGATTATCTGGAGGCGCTGGCATGATAAACGAAACATTCCTCGGGCATTTTCCCGTTAAACGAAATCCGACTAGAGAGTTGTACTCAGGAGAGAAAAGATGACGCAGTTTTACATAGGTGTTAAGCAGGTTGTCGCGTGGCCAGAAGATCGGGACGGGAAAGCAGGATACGCGGTGAAGTATCCTGACGGCTATACCTCGTGGAGTCCGAAAGACGTATTTGAAGCCGCATATATTCCGATGGGTGAAAATTCGGATGGCACACGCATCACTCAGGAAATGGTCGATAACTTCATTCCCGGCCATCTTCTGCTGGAAACCGTCCGAATGGGAAACCACGCGGTCAGTCGCATCGTGCTTCGGAACGGCTTTAGCCTTGTCGAAGAGTCCGCATGCGTGAGCGCGGAAAATTATGACGAAGAAGTGGGAAGAGCCATCAATCTCGCTAAAGCAGAGAATAAAATCTGGTACCTCCTCGGCTTCCTCCTTGCAACTGCCAGAAACGGCATATCTGGATAGGGCGTTATGGCTGACGACGCAGACCGCGCTGGCGAGCGCGAGGAAATATTCCGTGCGGTCGCATTGGCGGTACGCAAACCGACCGGTCCACGCGCTACAGGTGCTTGTCTGTGGTGTGGGGAACCGGTGGAGGATGAGCGTAGGTGGTGTCCTGGTGTGGAGTGTCGGGATAAGTGGGAGGCTAAAGCCAAGCAGGTAGTAGGGGCTTCATAGCCGGAGCGTAATCATTCGTCATGCGCGTAAGTCCCATCAACTCTCCCATCACAGCATCTCGGGTGTGAATCACCAGTTCGTCTGCCATTGCGTTTGCATCTGCTTCTTTTCGCTTCAAGTTTGACAGAACAGATCCCTCTGACTCGCTGACAAAAAGATGGACATCAACCGGCATCGTCTGCCCGAATCTCCAAGACCGACGCACAGACTGATAATATCCCTCAAACGAATCGTTGACCCCGACAAACGCCTGCTGGTGGCAGCATTGAAAGTTAAGGCCCATACCCGCTATCTTTGCCTTGGTGATGAGCACGCGGATCTCGCCGCGGGCAAACGCCAGCAGTCTGGATTCTTTCACATCTGAATCATCGCTCCCGCGAACCTCAACGCTTCCTGTTATGACTTTCCGCAATGCGTCCCCTTCTGCATTCAGGTCGCACCACACAAGCCATATCCCAGGTGTGTCATTCACCATTGCCGCACATTCTATTACCCGCGTATCAATGCTACTTCTTCGCGCAGACTTGCGTTCCATGAGCGTAGCGGCTTGAGTCGGGAACAAGAAGCCCTGTGCATTGGCTTCTTCCATACTGGACTCCAAAAGGTGCTCATGGACGCGCAATGGCGGGAGCACATATCGAGACCCGTCAAAGCCAATATCGGCAGGGCTGCGGACCATAACGCCCCATGACGACACCCACTTCCAGAACTCTGACCGGGCATGCCCTTTCAATCTCCATTTGGCCGTATCGCCGCCATCATGCAGAAAATACTCAGAGAGCATTTCTGTGCGCGTGCATATCCCAAGGAACTCGGCATGGGTTCCCAGCTCCGTGTAATCGTTCGGAGATGGTGTGGCTGTAGCGCATAGCTTGTATGGCGTTTTGCTGAATTTATCCATCATCGTTTGCAGCGTCTTGCTCGTTTCATGCTTGATGATGGATGACTCATCGGCAGCCACCCCTGCTAGATCATGGGTATCAAAAAGATGCAGTCGATCATAATTGGTGATGTTGATGCCGGGCTTCATATCCGCTTGGCATCGAGCATGGTTGACATGGATACCGACTTCTTCCCCCTGTTCGCAAGTCTGCGCGGCAACCGCCAAGGGAGCCAGAATCAATACGTTCCCGCCAGTCTCACGGTGAACAGCGTCCGACCACACCAATTCCATGCGGGTCTTGCCGAGGCCTGTGTCCGCAAAAACTGCGGCCTTGCCACGCCGCAATGCCCACTTTGCGATAGCTTCCTGAAAATCGAACAGGCCAATATCTCGCACATGCGTATCAATTCCAGAAGGGGTTATGGTGGATAGCTTCTGGACAACATAGTCATCATATTTCATCGTCAATTTCCCCCAACCCTTCCAGCAGCGTCCCGCATGATTCTTTGTAAGTTGCAAGATTCTTGGCCGCTTGCCTGAAATACGATGACTTGAGTTCTACGCCGATAAATTTGCGCCCCATTTCCAGTGACACATAACCTTCTGACCCAATCCCCCCAAATGGCGAGAGAACCACATCCCCAGGATTTGTCCACAATTCTATCCCGCGCCGGATTACTTCAAGCTGTAACGGGCAAATATGGCGCTCATCGTTGTGGTCTCTGGCACTTCGGTATTGCAGCGTTTCAGATGGGTTAATATCCATCCATATCGGGCTCGCTACTTTCTGCCATTTGCTGACAGGATAATCTTCTGGCGTGTGGGTTACCTTATTTGTGCATTCACCCGGCGAGCGCATGGTGACGAGATAATCAGGGACGCCATGGCGACTCATGCTGGCGTTCCCGCGTACCGTCTTATGTAACAATCCAAGGGCCTTTGTGCGCTGCATTGCGGTAACGGGGTCTTTCCATATCACCACTTCGGCATGGAATATGAACCCATGATTCTGAAATGCGCGGATCAAGTCTCCACGAAAGTCCTTCAGCCCGATATATCCATCCCGCTCTTTGCTGGTTGGCAACAACATGCAGTGGAAACTAACATTGCGCCCAGGCTTAATGATGCGTCGCAGTTCGGCAATCAGAAAATCGAAATGCGCGAAAAACTCCTCATCGCTTCGACAATTCCCCATATCGCGGGGAGAGTTTGAATATGTGTATAATGATGAAAATGGCGGAGAAAATATAGAATAATCCACTGACTGATCGGGAAGATTCTTTAGTACATCTACACAATCACCATGAAACATCGTCCAGTTGTCACCTGATTTTTGGTCTAAAACATTCATAATAATTTACTCCCGCAAGTAATAAGAATGCCTTTGGTCAGCACCCCGGAATGCGGGTTCCGGTTTCCTTCACAGGAGCGGTGCTGACCAAAGGCGTCTATTCGTTCAAGTCCCCGCAGACTCGAAGTGATGCTATGATGGCATAGTGTCCGATGGGTTGCAAGCTGGGCACGGTATCCCGCGCTTGGCTTCGGTCACGGTCAGGCCGTCTACCCAATCGGTTTCATGGCCACACCGGGCGCAATGGAAGCGCACAGAACTGTATGCCGGGTCTTCATCGTCGGCGGCATCGCAAACGTGCATGAGCTTGCGTGGAGCCGGACGTGGTGTCTTCGTTTCTGGGAAGAGGTCAGGAGATTTCACGGGCACCTCCCAACATCATCCATGCCGTCGCTGCTTGCAGCGCAACCTGACCGTTGCCAAGCATCTTCAGCCTTGCGGCTCTGTTTGGGATTCCTTCGGCCACTCGCCCAACGTCGGGCTCTTTGCTCCACCAGTCCATGTGAGCGGCCAACCCATCAGCCAACACCCCCATATCGGGTTGAGCTGTACACCAACAGTAGTCTCCATTTCTCTCTGCAATTTCTCGGGAAGCCGCACCCCTCTTTTTGACTTTGAGGCTCTTTCCATCGTTTTCTCTCTGGATACAGCCCCCTTGCAATCTGTTGATGTCGGCGTGGGCCACATCTTTGCATACGTCGCCAATCCGTCCCCGCTCGTCTTGCTCAAGCCCTTGCGGTTGTAGTTCCCGTTCACGATTGGGGTGGGTAGACAAGCACCACCACCGGTCGCGTTTATGCGGTGCGCCGACTCCTGATGCCTCCAGACAACACCATCGCGCATCAAACCCGCGCGCGGCCAAGTCTCCGAGTACGGTTCCAAGGTGTTCGTTAGCAAGGATTGCTGCGAC